TGGCTTGATCAAAATTAGGGTCTTTGCAAATCGGCAGCTCACCTCGCTCCATCGCCCCTGCTAGAGCCAACCTCCTAAAGTGAATGCAGAATTTCTCGATTAATATTTTTCGGATAACTTTTAGCAAAATCTCTACATCTGCTAGAATGTAGCGTGTGTTAGCCCCACCCATCTCCGACATATCCCAAATAAATTCTGGACTGAGGCCGGCCCCGACAACTGCATCTCTACCTAGGTAGTCGAGGAGTTTGATTAGATCTGCATTGGGTCGATCGCTCCGGAGCAAGTTAACCTCCTCGTCTGGTTCCAGGTGAATAGTATTACCACCAAATATTTTTTCGAAGTTAGGATCTATCTTGTCCCTCTTACCGAAACTCGAATCTCCGAACGCACCCGAACGCGTCTTCATCGTAGCAGCGAACGCCGCGTGGACTTTCGATGCCCGTTTCTCAAGACCGAGTAGATCGACTATATCTATGCCCTGGTTAACTCCGTGGTAGACCCACGGCAGTCCTCGTCCTAGGCCCGCTCTCTCTGAATCGTAAATATGCAGGACATTTTCAGAGTCTACCTCACGGAATGTATTTCCTGGCTCTTTAAAATAGTATTTAAGCGGTGCTCCGTATTCATCGTACTTAATCCCATCGACTATATCCGGATCACTAATAATCGACCCGTTGGGGTTATACCCAACTTTAGCTGACTCGACTAACTGATATCTCTGGCGTCTACCATCATTAATCAGGACCACGAAACATTCACCGTCTCGCAGCATGTGTTGCGCAATCGCTACCTGCATCGACCAAAAATTCCTCTGGCGAGTTACATCCCATGTCTCGGCTGTGGCTAAACGCTTAAACCATTTGTCGGCTAGCTCGTTCCATTCTAGATCCTCGGTCGCCGTACTAGGTGTGATTCCTGTGCCGGTAGCATAACGAGATGGCTTGTTGTCTAACGACCTAAACAATCCAGAGGCACCGCACAACCAGTTGGATTTTTTTGACAACTGATAACGAGATTCTGGGGATAGAATCCGTTCGCCTTCAGTACTGAAATCAGGCACATTGGATCGCGCCCGACTACTCTGCGCACCAACGAAAGCACCATTGCCGCCCCACCATCTGTTAATCCAGCTTTTAAATCTCTTGATCGATCGCATAATTAGTTACAGTTGGATTTGAGAGAAGTCGGTTGTGTGAACCTTGCCAGGCTCAATACCGGTCTCCTTGATGGTCTCCAGGTAGTTGATGGCACACATGATCAACTCGCCAGGGTGTTCCCCGCGATAGAATGTGAACTGTGTTGACCGCCCCCTCAGAGACGGAGGTGATTTTCCCTGCCATCTGCACTTCATCGATAGTCTGGAAAAGTATATCTTCCAGAAACGAGATTGGGTCTTCTGGGTTCTGCCGCTTAGCGTAGCGGACTAGTGCCTTAACTCTTAACTCCACTCAGAGGGTGGAATGTCAACTACGAGCTGCGGTTCCGCTCGCTCATCCTGCTCATCCTCTGGCTCATTTAGCCCAACGTATGGAGCCACGACATCCCAGAAGACTAGCTGCATTTTCTCGCAGTCGCCTAAGTGGTTGTCCCTAGAAGTTTCCCAGACGAATTCTATTCCCCCACGTGGAAGATTCCTCTCGACCAGCCTTTCAGCTGTCAGCTGCTCGATGTATTCATTTGTGATGCCGATAGGTAGGTACCACGCTTTACCAGAGCGTTCCTTAATCCTGTTCCGATACAGTTCTTCCTTGAAGATATCGTCGTCGTAAGTGTACAGATTGAGTACTTCCCGATTCCTATCCCGCTTGTGCTCTACAGCGGAAATCCGGAAGGACGAACGTAGTCCCTGTCTTTTAGACGCCCCCTTTGTAGGGACAAATTTACCACAAGAAGCTAGACACCAGTCGTAGACACCTTTCCTATGGCTGGCCGCATAACCGGAGTCTATCAGCGCTTTATATATTCCATAAACCTGACCGTCGAACTCGTATTTTGTTAATACTATCTCTCCCAAATCCTCATATGAAATAGCCGCTCCATAGTCTATTAAATAACTCACACCCGTTCTCTCCCACGCCCTAATGACCCACCAGAAATTCATCTGCTGTACGTCAACTGTCATGGCGATGACGAGTGGCTTAATAGGCAGTTCTCCGCGTCTGTAGTCAGGAGAGATCTCTACTATCTCCCTGATGACGCTGCGTTTAACAATTGTTGCCTGGCGTATCCAGGGTAGTCCTAGGTAGTTGTTCCAGAAATCGTGCATCCTGCCAGTTGAACCCTTCGATTGGAGGTATGCCCTCGCCACTCCGCCCCATGTCTCAAACGGGGAGTAGAGTGCGCTGATATGGAATGATCTATGACTCGAAGGGGCATTAGGGTTAGTCCTGACCCATTCGCCCGCGAGGTTCATAGCATGTTTCTGGTCGTTGTGGATAGCCTCGTTACACCTCGCACATCTATAGCGTGTTTCACGTTCTACACGATCCAAATCATAGCTCCCATCCTCTCGACGACAATCCTCCGGCCACCACACACCGCCATTCTTTTCGCTCTCCCTGTAGAAAAAATGAAGCTCTTGTTTACAACCACAGTGTGGGCAGGGAACATAGTATTTCTCCTGAGTACCGCTCAGGTACCGTTGCCAGATGGCTCCATTCTCGACTGTTGGAGTTGAGATTGTGAAAACCTTACGGATGTCTTCGTAGGATTTAGTTCGAGCTTCTGCCAACTGGTCTGCTGGCGCTTCTCTGTTGCTCCCTGGCGGCCATTTATCCACCTCATCCATCTTAATGTTCTCCACGGAGCGAGAACCCAGATTAGAAGGTGAGTTGGAGCCGATAAGACCTAACGTCGACCCGTTTTTGAATAACTTCTCAAACTTGGACCACTTCTCACGTTTCCTGACCGCTAGAAGATCCACCGCCTTGCAATGTATGAAGTGTGGTTCAAGCTCACAGTCATTGAAACGCTTGGCCATGTTCACATTGGCCGTAGCATAGAGACCGGCACTCGGATTGTTAGAAATATCCCATAGGACTAGGTTTTTGAGAACTAATGTTCCACCAACCTGTGCGCTTTTAGCTAGAGTTAGGAACCTAACCGAATGATCTTCGTAAGCCTCGTAAATGCCGCGAGTGTATGCGGTGCGGCCAGTGTCGATGGGGCCTTTGTATTTGGCTCCGCTCTCTGTAGTTAGCTCGCAGTTCGCCTCGATCCATTCCCAGATTTTCATCCTTCTGTGCTGGTGGTAGCAACGCAGAAGGACGTCATTTACTGCATCTTCAAGTCTCCTCATGTCCATCCACTACCGCTTTCCACACCCGGAGATGCCAGTCTATTCTACCAACCAACTCGCGTTCCAGTATAGCTCTGATATCAACAGCCGATAAACCTACCAATTTAGGAGGCAGTTGATCAAGAAGGTCAGCGATATCTATACGGAAATAGTGAAACGTCCTGCTCAACACAGGTCCGACCTTACGAGCAGGCACCGACTTTACCTTGAGCCATTTCATCTCAGCCTTGAGAAGTCGATCAGAGGCAGCCAACCATTTCTTCTGCGAAGTCTTTATCTTTGCTATATTCTTCGTCTTACAAGCTTCTTGGTATTTATTGTAGGACTGAAGTTCATCAACCTCTAGTTGTCTTATCTTCTCTGCAATTAAACATCTCTGTTCTGATTTGGTCATCATTTATCCTCTCTTCATCTTCTAACCAGTGTACACAACTATCGCTTTTCTGTCGGTAGACTGACCACTTAGGGAAGTACAACCCAGAAAATAGCGTCGAGACAAGCAAAAACAGACGTCTAACTCTAGGAGTGTGCTCCTCAAAGGAAGCATCCTCACTCATTCGGTGCTCCTAACTAAGTTAAGGACGTGGTGGCATAGATGCTCACGCTCCTCAAGGCTCAACCGTTTCTTGGTCTCTGATAGTGCTGTAACAATTGTGGTAGCAATGTCTCCAATCGTCCGGTGCACATTAGCTTTGATCAGATGGTCAACCACGTCGATTAGGCCGGCTGTCTGAGACGAAGAGATTAACGCATCATCGAGCGCCCGATAGGCTACCTGTTTAGGCAATTCACACAACACCTTCTGGATCAACCAACCCCAGTCATTGAAGACCGTAAGGACGTCCTCAATAGAGTATTGATCCTCTCTACCTTGCGAAAGCTCATCACGACGAAGCAAAACTTGAGACAGACGACTCACAGCGTCGTTAAACGTTTTATGAGCTTGAGCAACGATCTTTTGGGGCGCACCCGATTTGCGTGCGTCGTCCAGATCCGATGCTGCCTCTGCTGCAAATGAGTTCAGCACCTCGATGAGTTGCTCCGTCGTCCGAACGTCAAACTGCTTGCGACCCGCCGATCTTACGAACGTCTGTTCCGGCTCAGGCTCGCTCTTGCCAGGCCCAGCAGATTTCCGATTAGCCTTGTAAAGGACCACTGACGAGGGGTCATCTAAGTTGGCCCCGTTGGCCCTCCATCGTTTGGCTGTCCGATACGAGATCCCGAGGGAATCAGCCTTTTCTTTTAACGTTTGACCCATGACAAAGGGGCCATGTCAAGGGGCCAGGGGCCGCTAAATATTTTGGTTGGGGCCAGACATTTAAAAATTCCGGCCTCCCTAGGACCCGATACCAGCTCGATTTGCAAAGAGATTCCTTACCCCCCTACCCCCTTGCCCCATAGACCACCC